TACACAAGATTTAGCTGACGATCAATTTACTTTGGTAGTAGATCAAGGTTCTTACTTTGCTTTTAAAGTTGATGATATTGAAGAAAGACAATCTCATGTAAACTTTGAAGCTCTTGCAACCTCTTCAGGTGCATATTCACTCAAGAAATCTTATGATTTCAATATTCTTAAGTTCATCTATGACAATGCGTCAACAGATTCTTCAACAGGAACTGATGGTTCACCAGCAACTGGTGGAACAGATGGTGATACTTTAGCAAATATTGTATCAAAAGCAAAAACTATTCTTGATAAGAATGACGTACCAGAAGAAAACAGATGGTTAGTTGCTCCACCAAAATTCTACGAAAATCTTAGAATTGCAGGTGGTAAGCTAATGGACCAATCAGTAATGAATGATGCGTCTCAGTCACAAATCAGAAATGGTTTAGTAACTGATAGACCTTTATTTGGTTTTAACATGTACACAACTAACGCTATCGTAAATGGTGGTGCTGGAAGTGATTCAAGCCATACATTCGGAACTGCATCTGGTTCAACAGAACATATTTTCTTATACGGACATATGTCAGCTGTAGCAACAGTAAACCATATCGCAAAAACTGAATTAATCAGAGACCCTGATTCATTCGCTGACGTAGTCAGAGGATTACACATCTATGGAAGAAAAATCCTAAGAGATGATGCTGTAAGATCTGGTGTAGTCACATTATCATAATAGTAGGGAGGATATAGACAATGGCTAATTATAACAGTTCTAACACAAACAGAAGATTAAAAGCATCTTCTGATAAAGTAAGAATTATGTCAGAAGTTATAGACTTTACTGCTACAACAACTGCAAATAGTGGAGACACTTTTGATGCTATCGGCATCCCAGCAAACACATTAGTAATGTCAGCTGGAGTCGATGTATTAGTTGCTGATACTGCTGGAAACAGTGGTACAATTGCTATCGGAGACAGTGGAGATCCAGATCAATACGTCAACGAAGTAGCACCAACTGCAGTAGGTCAAAAAGACCTTTTAGTTGCACCTGAAGCATATTCATCTGGTGATGACATCAGATTGACTATCGGTACTGGAGCAATCAATGGTAAAGTTAGAGTTTGGGCAACAATGATCTCATTAGATAAAGATGGATCAGATGAAGATACTGACTCTATGAACGTAACATTTGCGTAATTAATATATATATCTTGGGGGGAGCAATCCCCCCTTGATTTTAGGAGAACCATGGCTACAACTTATCTTACATTAACAAACAGCGTACTGAGAGAATTAAATGAAACAGAGTTAACCTCTGCTACATTTAGTTCAAGTCGTGGAATACAAACAGCTGTAAAAGATTTTATTAATAAAAGCATACATGATATTTATAATGAGAGTGCTGAAATACCAGTTTTATTTACAAGAGCAAGTCAAGATTTAGAAATAGGAGATAATGAATATGATTTTCCAGCTGACATGCGAAGAGTTGATTTTGATTCTTTTACATTAAAACCAAGAGAATTAACAACTAATGGAGAATTTACATCTAATATAAATAATTGGACTACTATAGTAGGTGCTGGAAGTGCTGCATATCATAGTGGTGGAAATGGTAGATTAAGATTAAATGATGCAGCTGCACATCAAACTATTAGCACAGTGGTTGGTAAAACATATAGACTTCAAGTTAGAGTATTAGATTCTAATAGTGTAGGTGCTGCATTAAAAGTACAAGTTGGTACAGCAGCTGAAGGAACACAAAATTTAAGTAAAACATTAACTGTAACTGATTTTGGTGCTGGTAATATATTAGATACTACATTTACTGCTACAGCACAATCAACTTTTATAACAGTTAATAATACTGTTACTACAACAAATTTAGATGTAGATTATATAAGAATTTCAAGAAGTGATTTTCCACCAAGAAAATTAACTTATTTATCATATGATGCTTTTTTACAAACTAGAAAAGATATTGATGATACTAATAATAGTGGTCAATATAATATACCACAATATGTATATAGATTACCAAGTTATACAGCTTTTGGTATAAGTCCAAGACCTGATAAAGCTGAATATACAGTTAATTACGATTATTATACAACTCATACTGATCTATCAGCACATGGTGATAATATGGAATTACCTGATAGATTTAGATCACTAATAGTTGATAGAGCTAAGTATTATACATATATGCTTAGATCAGATCCTCAACATGCTCAATTAGCAGATAGAGATTACCAAAGAAAATTAAGATTATTAAAAACAGATTATGCTACTAAAGCTGATTATATGAGATCAGATACAATAGCAGAAACTATTTCTACAAATATAGGAACTCCAGTAAGATAACATGCCAACTACTGATTTAATATCACCTTTTGTAGTTAGTTGTGCTGGTGGTTTAACATTGAATAAAGATGTATTTTCAATGCAACCAGGTGAAGCACTTATACTACAAAATTTTGAACCTGATATAAAAGGTGGATATAGACGTGTTAGTGGTACAGCTTTATTTAATACAACACAAATACCACAAGGATCTAGTAATACTAGTTTAGTTGTAGATTGTTCTATTGTATTTAATGGACAAATAATTGTAGCAAGAGGTGGTGATATTCATAGAGGAACTACATCAGGAAGTTTTACAACTTTAACAACAGGATTAGGAACTTCAACTCAAGCATACGACTTTGAAAAATTTAATTTTGATGGGACAGATAAAGTTATAATTGCAACAGGACATTCACCTGCACAGATAATTAATAGTAGTTTTGCGGTCGATGTTGTAAATGCAACAGGTGGTGGTACAGCTCCTACTAATCCTAAATTTGTAAAAGCATTTCAAAATCATATGTTTTATGCTGGTGCAACTAATTCACAAGAAGTTATATTTAGTGTAGCCTTTGCAGAAGATAATTTTACAACAGGAAGTGGAGCAGGATCATTTAAAGTTGACTCTCCAGTTGTAGGATTAAAAGTATTTAGAAATGAATTAATTATATTTTGTGAAGATAGAATATATAAATTAACAGGAACATCATCTAGTAATTTTGCAGTACAAGAAGTTACAAGAAATATTGGATGTAGAGATGGTGGCAGTATTCAAGAGATTGGTGGTGATGTAATATTTTTAGCACCTGATGGTTTAAGAACTATTGCTGGTACAGCTAGAATTGGTGACGTTGAACTTGGATCTATATCTAGACAAATACAATCTAGAATTGATGAAATAGGATTAAATAGAATATCATCACTAGTTATCAGATCTAAATCACAATATAGATTATTTTATCCAACAACAGGTGGATCACAAGGATCATCAAAAGGTATTATAGGTGTATTAAAAAATAATCCTAATGTAGGATCTATTGGATTTGAATATGCAGATATGGTTGGTATTAAACCATCATGCACTGACTCTGATTTTATAAGTGGAATTGAAACACAAGTTTTTGGTGGTTTTGATGGTTTTCTTTATAAAATGGAAACAGGTAATACATTTGCTGCAGGATCTGCAAATAATTCAATTCAAGCAGTATATAGATCACCAGATATGGTAATGGGTGATCCAGGATTAAGAAAATACATGCAAAGAGTTAATCTTAATTACCAAGGTGAAGGTTCTACTATTGATGCAAGTTTAGCATTAAGATATGATTATGATGATCAAAATAGTCCACAACCAACAAAAATAAGTTTACCGAATGC